CGACGCAAGCGGCAACGTCGAAATCCGCTTCAACATCTGACCGGAGGGCAGACGATGACCTTTCACGTTTCCAAGCCCGCCGTGATCCAGCGGGTTCGCTTCCAGGACGCGGTCACCTTCGACCGCGCCACGATCGACTCGGCTGGGGCATTCGTCATCGGCGAACTGGAGCGTCTGGATCAGACGCTGCATGAGCCGCTGGTTTCGTTCTCCTGGTCGCGCGATATCGACCTACGCTCGGATGTATCGATCGCCGACGAAGTCTCATCCTGGACGAATTCGACCTTTGCGGCGATCGGCGGCTTGACCCCGACCGGCAAGGCCTGGATCGGCAAGGACGCTTCCGCCATCGCCTCGCTGGCGCTGGACATCGGCAAGTCGTCCAACCCGCTCAACCTCTGGGCCATGCAGCTCGGCTGGACGATCCCTGAGCTGGAGTCGGCGCAGAAGGTCGGGCGCCCCGTCGATACCCAGAAGTATTCGGGCATGGTCCTGAAGCACAACATGGACATCGACGAGCAGGTCTATATCGGCGACGCCGAGTTGGGCTTCACCGGCCTCGTCAACTCGTCGGCTGTCACGCCTTCGAACGTGGCCAGCGACGGAACGGGCTCTTCGCCGCTCTGGATCAACAAGACGCCGTCGCAGATCCTGCGCGACGTGAACGACATGCTCAACGCCGCCTGGTCCGCCAGCGGCTTTGCGGTCGTCCCGAGCAAACTCCTCCTGCCGCCGCTGAAGTTCGCTTATCTGAACAGCCAGCTCGTCTCGTCGGCCGCCGACAAGTCAATCCTGACCTATCTGAAGGAGAACTCCTTGACGATGGCGCAGTCCGGCCGGCCGCTCGATATCCAGCCCGTCAAATGGCTGACCGGGCGCGGCGCGTCGTCCACCGACCGCATGGTCGCCTATACCCAGGCGGAGAACTTCGTCCGGTTCCCGATGGTTCCTCTCCAGCGCACCCCGCTGGAATACCGTGACCTGCGTCAGCTCGTGACCTACTTCGGCCGCCTCGGCGTCGTCGAGTTCGTCTATCCCGAGACTGTCGCTTACCGGGATGGGTTTTGATCATGAGCGACAAAACCTTAACCGTCGCCGCTCCGTCCAACGTCGATATCACGCTGGACGACGGCTCCCCGGCCTATCGGCTCAAAGCCGGACTCAACCACGACGTTCCCGACGCCGTCGCGCATCACTGGTATGCGAAGGCCTCGGGATGCACGGTCGTGACGGCTGAGGCCAAAGCGGAGGCCAAGCCCGATCTCGACGCCGCCCGCAAGGAAGCCGAAGCGCTCGGCATCAAGGTGGACGGCCGCTGGAGCCATGAACGGCTTCTGGAGGAGATCGCCGAGGCCAAGGCGAAGGTGGTGCAGTGACCGTCACGCCGTCCAGCTTCCGGGGGAACTTCCCCGAGTTCGCGAGCGCGGCAACCTATCCCGATGTCACGGTCAACTATTGGCTGGGCATCGGAACCAGGCTGCTTCGCCCGGATCGCTGGGATGACATGATCGATCACGGACTGGAGCTGTTCACGGCGCATCATATCGCCCTGTCGGCGCAAGCCGTCAGGTCCGTCGCGGCAGGCGGCACGCCCGGCGCGAGCGCCGGCGTCACGACGAGCGAGGCGGTGGACAAGGTCAGCGTCTCCTATGACGCCGGCAGCACGACGCTCGACCAGAGCGCCGGGCATTGGAACGCCACGGTCTATGGCGTCCAGTTCCTCACGCTCGCCCGCATGTTCGGCTCCGGCGGCTGGCAGTTGTGAGCGTCAGGATCACGAAGGATCGCGTCGATGCGCTCCTGAAGGCGGTCAGGGAATTGACGACGCAAGAGGTGCTTGTCGGCATTCCGTCATCCACCGCCGGCCGCGACGACACGCCCATCACAAACGCCGAGATCGGCTACCTGATGGAAACCGGGTCGCCGGCGCAGAACATCCCCGAGCGGCCGTTCCTCGTGCCTGGCGTCGAAGACGGCAAGGCCAGGTTCGTTCCGCACCTGAAAGCCGCCGGGCTCTCGGCGCTCGACGGCAAGCCGGAGATGGTCAACCGCGATCTGGAGCGCGCGGGCTTCGTCGCCGCCAGTTCGGTGAAGACGAAGATCGCGGAGGGGCCGTTCACCCCGCTCTCGCCGAGGACGCTGGCCAAGCGCCGCGCCAAGGGCCGGACGCGCGAAAGCCCGCTGATCGACACCGGCCAGCTTCGGCGCTCGATCACGCATGTGGTGCGCAAGAAAGGCGACTGATGCCTCTCCTTGATGTCTCGCGCGTGCTGGCCAACCCGCTCTTTGCCGACGCCGCCAGCGTCATTCGCGCGACGGTCACGGTCGATCCCCAGACGGGGCGCACGGTTCGCGCCGAAACCACCACGCCGATTTCCGTCGTGGTGACATCCGACAAGGGGCAGAACCTGCGTCGCAACCCGGAAGCCGCCATCTCGGAAGGATCAATCCTGGCGCATTCGGTGTTCCGCTTCACCGAGGGCGGCGACGGGCTCGACGCGGACGTTCTCGATTGGAACGGCCGTCGCTGGACGGTCGTCGCGGTGGATGACTATTCGCGCTACGGCGCCGGCTTCACCGCCGCGACATGCCGCCTGCTGGAACTGCGCTGATGCCCAATACGAGCGCGACCGGCGGTTATCTCGATCCGACGACCACCACCCCCGTTCAGGACGACGGCTTTGAGAATCTGATCGGCGGCGCGATCTCCGGCATCGCCGGCATCACCCGCGCCCTTGTCTGGCCGCGCTGGCAGACGACGCCGCCCGCTCAACCATCGCTCGAAACGAATTGGTGCGCCTTCGGCATCACGCAGATCGATGCCGACTGGAGCGCGACCGTCACGCATCTTCCGGCCGGCGACGGCAGTGACGAGGTCGTGCGTCACGACACGGTGCGGCTGCTGGCGAGCTTCTATGGCCCGGCCGGCTACGGCAACGCCACCAAGGTCAGGGATGGCCTGTGGGTAGCCCAGAACCGCGACGGGCTGCGTTCCGCCGGCATCGTCGTCAACGAGTGCGATCGCATCCGCACGGCATCCGATCTCATGAACGAGCGGTTCATTCGCCGCGCCGATCTCGACATCGTCCTGCGCCGCGCCGTGGTGCGTTCCTACCCCGTCCTCAACCTTCTCTCGGCGCAAGGCTCGTTCCGCACGGACCTTGGCTACGTCCAGAATTTCACCGTCACGGAGACCTGAACCCATGGCCCAGGGGCTTGCAGTCAACAACGTCGTCAACGTCACGATCGCAATTTCGCCGATCGCCGCGCCGACGCGCAATTTCGGGGCCGGTCTCCTGATCGGCGCGACCGACGAGATCGACGTTGGCGAGCGCCTGCGCCAGTATTCCAACATCTCCGGCGTGGCGCAGGATTTCGCGACCACGGACCCGGAATACAAGGGCGCGGTCAAGCACTTCTCGCAGGTTCCGCAGCCTTCGATCCTCTACATCGGCCGCTGGGCTCGCACCGCGACGAAAGCGACGCTGCGCGGCGGCGTTCTGACCACGGCCGAACAGGCGCTGGCGAACTTCACCGCCATCACCTCGGGCGCGTTCTACTTCGTGCTGGACGGCGTTCCGCGCACCGTGTCGGGCCTGAACTTCTCTGCCCAGACCAATCTCAACGGCGTCGCCTCGCTGATCCAGACCGCCGTTGGTGGGCTCGTCTCCGGCTCCACTTGCGTCTGGGATGCCGACAACGGCCGCTTCGTCATCAAGAGCGGCACGACCGGCGCGCTCTCGACGATCAGCTTCCTGGCCGATCCGACCGCATTCGGCTCCATCACGATCGCCGTCGGCAACGCGGCCAACAACGACACCGTCACGATCAACGGCACGACCGTCACCTTCAAGACGAGCGGAGCGACCGGGCTGCAAGTCAACATCGGCGCGGGTGCCGCCGCGACCGCAGCCGCACTCCAGACCTTCCTCGCGGGGTCTGCCGACGCCGGCCTTGCGGCGCTGTCCTACATCGTGTCCGGCGCGGTGGTCTATGCCATCTTCAAGACGACCGGAACCGGCGGAAACGCGATCACGCTGGCCAAGTCCGGGACCAACATCACCGTGTCTGGCGCGACCCTTTCGGGCGGGTCTGGCACATCGATCGCCAGTCTCCTGAAGGGCAAGAGCACGCAGGCCAGCCTTCCCGCCAACGGCATCGCAGCGGAGACGCTGGCGGCGGGCGTGAACGCGCTGATCGCCGCGTCCGGCGACTGGTATGCTGGCGTGCTGGTGGAAGAGGGCGTCGACTCCAGCTCCGTCATCGCCGCCGCCAACATCATCGAGGCGCAGCAGAAGAAGCGCGTCTTCGGCGTCACCGTCACCGACACGACGGCGATCGACCCGACCAGCACGACCGATCTCGGCTATCTGCTCGAGGCCAACAACTTCGGCCGGACCTTCGCGCAGTATTCCCAGTATGAGCCGCAGGCCGTCGCCTCGTTCTTCGGCCGCGCCTCGACGGTCAATTTCAACGCCAGCCGCTCGACGCTGACG